ATGACTATCGATAAAAACACCGTGGACGATCCGCTCGCTGTGTGTATGCCGAACAGGGATACATCGCAATAATCATTTTCAGTAAAGGTAAGTTTGTCAGACGATAATTCAGTTCTAAATAATCTAACGGATCGATTACTCAATATCGATCCGGTTTATTTTGCCGAGAACTATCTAACAATTGACGGAAAGCCTTTCAATTTACGAAATGGCGGATACAGACCGTTTGCAGATTTATATAGAGCAATTGGTATAAAAGCGCTTGAAAAAGATGCGCTACCGATAGTGATAGTTTCGGGCAGACAGGTTGGTAAAATGATCGCTATGGATACAGATATGCCAACTCCAAATGGCTTCATAAAACTATCTGATCTAAAAGAAGGTGATGATTTATTCGATGAGACTGGGAATGTATGTCAAGTATTACAACTACATCCAATTGATCTAAAGCCAATTTCATACCGTCTCACATTTGATGACGGGACAACAGTTGACGCTTGCGCAGATCATCAATGGATAACCTGGGATCGTTCATATAGAAAATCATTTAGAAGGGCAAAAAATCCAACCAAATCTCCCAAAATTCGAACCACGCAAGAAATCAAAGACACGCTATATACACAAGCAAAAAAGCCAGAAGCCAATCATTCAATTCCTTGCACAAAACCAATAAACTATCCACACAGAAATTTGCCCATTGATCCATATGTTTTGGGATGTTGGCTTGGCGATGGTATGTCATCAGGCGGATATATAGAATGCGCTGATCTTGAAATTTTGGAAGAAATTAATAACGCAAATTACTCAACTATACAATGTTTTGCCACAAGAGATATTTCCAAATCTCATAAATACAGAATTGGATATTTGGGAGAATGCATACCTGATGGCAAACAACGGTATAAACAGGGTAAACTAAAGAAAGAGCTTACGGAATATAACCTCATACGAAACAAACATATTCCACAAGAATATTTAATTGCATCATATGATCAAAGATTGGCACTTTTGCAAGGATTATTAGATACTGATGGATCTTGTGGAAAAAATGGATTAATAGAATATTGCACAGTTCTGCCTGAATTAGCGAAACAAGTAGCGGAACTTGTAAAAAGCCTTGGTATAAAAACTCGTATCAAACAAAATGAAAGTTGGCTATATAATAAACGATGTAAAGATCGATATCGTATTACTTTTGTTTCAGAATTGCCAGTATTTAGGCTCAAAAGAAAACTCGATAGACTACGACACACAAAACAATGTTTGAAACGAGAACATAGGTATATCGTTTCAGTAGAACCTATAGACCCTATTCCAATGCGATGCATAACCGTCAATTCACCATCACATCAATTTCTAATCACTCGCTCATTTATTCCTACCCACAATACTTCACTTTTGTCAGCCCTCGAACTATACTTCATGACTTGTGGGCATTTTGGCAATGGTAAGAATCCACCTATGCGAGTTGTTCATGCGTTTCCACAATTAGAAATGGCAGCAGCATTTTCGAAGGTCAAACTTTCCGACATGATTACAAGTTCAGTCCTAATCGATGATAAGAACGATAAAACAAAGGTGAAGAAAAAACCATATGTTCAATCAAAATTGGATATGAGTTCTCCAACAAATGACAGCCTTTCGTTCAAACAATTTACAGGCGGAAACCATTTGTGGATTGAAAGTGTTGGCATGGATGGGCGCAGAATAAGAGGTCGAACGGCTGATGTTTTGTTCGCTGATGAAGTTCAAAGTATGCCATCACAAGCAATTGGAAATTCAACCAAAATACTAACAACTGCAAATTATGGTTCGGTTGGTAATGGCGTTCAGGTATATGTTGGCACCCCATTACAAAGAGGTTCTGAATATTGGCAAATGTGGAATCAATCAACTCAACAATATTTTCATCTTGGTTGTGAAAAATGCAAACAATACTTTCCGCTATACACTCCAAATAGCGATGATTGGGAAAAAACCTGGCTATATCATTTCACGGTTCGTTGCACTCACTGCGGACACGATCAAGATAAGCGTGATGCGGTTGAACGAGGGTGCTGGGTTGCAACAAAACCACTATCCGAGGCTCGTTTTATTGGATTTCACATCAATCAACTTTTCGTTCCCACATTCACCAAAGAGAAAATCATATCAGAAAAACCAGGTCAATCTCCTATCAATACAGAACGAATGTATCAAAACGAAGTTCTCGGCGAATTCTATCACGGTGAAGCTGGCATTATTTCTCCTGACCAAATCAGAGAATTATGTGGTGATCCGGAAAGAAAATTTCGCTCACTAATCAGTTCTGAAGAAAACATATTGACATTTATGGGCATAGATTTTGGCGCTAAATCCGATCTTGAGCAATTGAGTGATAATGAAAAACGGGTGAGCGGCGGACAGAGCTATAGTACGGCAGTTGTTGTTTCCGTATCAGGTGCTCATAAATTGAGTATTGAATATGCAACAAAGTTCAAACGAAATGATATAGCCTCGAAAAAAGGAATAATCGAACAACTGATGCGTAATTACAGTATTACACTAGCCGTAAATGACTTGGGGTTTTCCTATGATATGTCTCAAATATTGCAAAATGAATACGGCGGGAAGTTCATATCATCTCAATCTCTACCAAAAGTAAATGAAAAAGCAAAATTCAATGATCAGATATTTCCTAAAGTAATTTCATTTGAAAAGGATTTTTGGATAGCAGAAATATATGAGCAAATGAAAAAGGGACTAATTCGATTTCCCTATGGACACTATGAACAACTGGCTTGGCTAATAAATCATTGCACAAATATGGAAATAAAGCCATCGATGTCAAGAAGTGGTGATGTTAGACCTATGTATGTCAAAAGTGGTAATAACGATGGATTTATGGCACTATTGAATGCCTACATTGCCTACAAATTTTATATCAGCGAAGGATTCAGCATCAAAAATCCAATGATAATGAAAGATATTGGAGTTGAGGAAAGGCCAACGATTATTAGTGCCTATTTACCCAATTTTGGAAAAGGAAAAATTAGCGGCGGTAAAAGAGGTTGAATTACCTGATATATAATATAGGGAAGTATAATGCCATCTAAGTCAGAAAAGTTTTTAGAAAGCCGTAATTTGCCACCTAAAGTTTCTAATGCTATGTATAAAGGTGTTTCAGAATATAGAAAAGGAACACTGGCAAATGAAGTCAAGGCTGGAATGTTCCGAGATGGTTCTTCACTACCGGCAGACGAACGACAAGGCGCGTCAGTTGTAGGCGGACTCGCCCCTTCAATGCTATCTAAACAAGCTAATTTTGGTGGTGAAGGTGGAGATCGCGGTGCTTCTTGGGCTGGAGCTTCTGGAAATGCCACACGACAAATCAATTCAATTTACTCTCCATTATGGCTCAATAGCAATCTAAATTTACCACGAGACAGAGCAACAATCAATTCTTGGTGCCGTTCATTTTTCGCCCTTCATCCATGGGTTCAAAATGCCATATCGCTGCATTCCACATATCCGATATCAAAATTGAGCATCAAGTGCAAGAACAAAAAAGCAGAACAGTTCTTCAATACTATGATAGAGGAACTTGATCTTCTAAATGTTTGCACCCAGATAGCGCAAGAATATTGGTTATTGGGAGAAGCATTTGTTTATGCTGAATTGGATGAGAGCAAAGCCAGCTGGTCGCGCCTCGTCATTCAAAATCCTGACTATATCGTTGTCAAAAAATCGGCAATGTCATCGGAGCCACTAATAATGTTGCGACCCGATGAAAATTTACGGCGAATAGTAATGTCAAATAGACCAGCCGATATTGAGCAGAAAAAACACTTGAATGAGACCATTATTTCCCACGTAAAACGAAATGAAAACATACCGTTAGACAATTTTTTCGTTTCACATTTGGCAAGAAAAATAGCTCCATATGAAGTTAGAGGTACTGGACTGCCAGTTTGCTGTTTTCGTCAGTTTATGATTTTCGATATGTTGCGGGAGAGTAAATATGTTCAA